GCCCTAGGCTAATCACGCTATCGAGGTCGCCAGCAGCAAGTAGCTTCAGGGCCGACTCTGCGTCTTGGTACATGGCTCTTTGTCGAGCCTGCGTCATCTCAGCGCGTTGCATCTGGGCTTCGCGCTCACGCCCAGAACGAATGTAGGCGTTTTCTTCCTCTTGCAGCATCTGGTCACGAAATTGCGGGACGGTGTTGGAGAATGCAGCACCAAGCCCTCTAAGCAGCAAACCAATGTCTTGAGCCATCTTAACCCCCGTAAAAACGATATGTGCCGCCCAAAGCAGAAGCGAGATTTGTGGGATTCAGGACGTTGAACGAAGGATAGCCCGGAATGCCTGTGCTGACCTGACCAGTTGGGATTGTTGTGCGAGCGCCGTATCCCTGAAGTGTTGGGCCGACAGTGTTAGCAAAGCCACTTGATTGCTGGCCCTGATTTCCGCCGCCAAGCTGATAACCCAGTGCCGCAGAATTCAATGCATTTCCAATCATCTGCCCGTAGTTTGTTTGCGGGGTAGGGGTATATTGCTGACCAGCAAGCAATCCAGACTGCCGAGCCGCCAATTCCTCTGCTGACATTGCCCCTTGATTGGCAGCGTTCTGCATGGCCGCAATCTGGTCGGCAGTGTAGGTCTGCTGAAGATTAAGCCCTGTCTGACCATACCCGCCCAGAAGGCTTGCAAGGGCATTGCCTTGGTTTAGAGCGTAACCCTCAAGCCCCGCTGTAGCTCCACCAATCTGAGCCGCCAGAAGCTCACCAGCCCTCGCACGTTGCTGGGCTACGTCTCTAGCCGCTGTGCCTTGTACGTTAGCGATATTTGTACCAGTGGAAGTGGCGAGATTCGCCAAATTTGTGCCGTATTGACTACGCTCTCCAGCCAATGCGCCTCTCTGGCCTGAGATATTTTGAGCCGTGTTCATCCCAAGGCTTGCAAGGTTAGTCCCCATGCTGGTTTGGATTCCAGCACCAGTGCCAGCCGCCTGCAGCCCCTGCCCAGACAATGAACGAAGGTTTTGAATTTGCTGCTGCAATCCCTGTGACGCCAGCCCTTGACCGAATCGAACCAGCTCCTGCTGCACTCGACCGCCACCAAGACCACCAGTGGCCGCAGCGCCTGCCAACGTAGACCGCTCGCCCTGCTCTCTCAAAAATTGAACATAGGGGCTTTCTTGATACGCTTGATTGAAAGCGTCACGCCCAAGCGCACCAGACAAGGCCAATTCCTGCTGAAGTGCAGTTGTTCCGGCCTGCTGATAGGGCTGGATCATCTGACCAGCAGAGCCAAAGGTGCGCTCAATGTCGCCTCTGGCTTGTGTGCCTGCTTGTCTGAGGTCATCAATATTCAGATTGTACAGGCGAGCCACTTCCTCCATCGCTGGTTCAAGGTAGCCTTTCGCTTCGGTTTGCGCCCCTCTGAGAGTGGAGATTACCTTGTCTAATCCCTCTTGCGTGGCTTGTTCAAAGCCAGCCTGGCCGGTAGGGATATTCTGCGCTGTAGTCTGCTGATAGGTCTGGCCCATAGCGCGAGCAAATTGCTCAGGCGTTACCCCGTATTCATCCATCTTTGCGCGAAGCACAGAAGGATCGATATTAGGGTTGTAGTACATATAAGCGCGGATCGCTTCGTCTGTAGGATTCCCAGGCGTTACCGTAGAAAGCGCCCGCTGATACCCGTACTCCAAAGCAGCGCGAGAAGGATCAAGCCCTGTCGCTCTTGATAGTTGCTGCGGAGTAACGCCAGCAGAGGTCATCCCTTGATACACCTGTTCAGGCGTTGCATTAGGGTTAACAGCGAAGAAACTTCTAATGGCTTCATCTGGGATATTGTTGGGAGACTGCTTTACAGCCTGATTGACGTATTCCTGTCTCACTGTGCCAACATCAATCCCCGTTGCGCGAGAAAGCTGCTCAGGACTGACGTTATATTGCACCATCCCCTGATAGACTTGCTCGGCAGTCGCATCAGGGTTGGCTGCAAAAAAGTCTCTAATCTCTTGATCGCTGACAGCCATCTTTGTTTACTCCTACATCCCGCCGCGTGGAAGTTCTTGACCGGCGAACAAGCCAGCAAGCAATTGAGGATCGTATTGCGTTCGTGATGGCTGCAAGCGGCTGTAATCAATAGGCGTTCCCATGATCGCCGCACGCTGCAATGGAAGGCCAGCAAGCAAGGCACGTTGGGCATCCATGTACCCTTGTTGCGTCATTCCAGCAACAGGGCTATACAGCCGCCCAACCAGATCAAGCCCTTGCTGCATACCCTGCTGACGCATCTGCATCCCGCGTTGCATTGCTTGGTCTCGCATGTTCTGGGCATTTTGGTAGCCCGGAGCAAGCATCGTCATGGCTTGGTTGATTCGCTGCGTTTCAAACTCATTGGCTTTACGAGTAGCATTTCGGGCCTCACGGCGATCCAATGCGCCACCAGCCAAAGATGCCGCACCAGCGCCGAGCGCCGCCTTAGCAGCAGTTGAACCCATTAGCGCCCTGCCACCAGCCAAAATTGCAGTCTCAATACCCATACACCCACCTCTCTCCGAACTTTCGGAATTGCAGTGATTCTAGCAGTTTAACTAACCCTTTTCTCGAATCAGGGGCCGTTGTCCAAATAATTTTGAAGCCTTTTGAAACAAACCATTCAATGCCTTTTTTCATCGTCTCGCGTATTGACCCGCGATCTCGATAACGGCAGGCAACGTGAATCTCTATATCGTCATCGTTGACCTGCACCAGCACCAGCAGCTTTTCATCCATCATCAGGATTGCCCACTCAGGATGGATGCCAATCGGGTCAAACTGAATCAGTCTCCTGACGGAAGGCTCGTTCAGAATCTCCAATGCCTCAGCATCGCTTGCATCTCTTACACTAATTTCCATCCTTGCGTCACATCCCCGCCAATGTCTGGAAGCATTTTTCGGTATTCAATCGAGCCAGCCGCGCCAGTGGAATCAATATAAAGACTGTACTGCCTTGCAGTCACAACACCCTCTGGGCTTCCTGTTCCGATGATAGGAATACTCAAAGAGGCATCAAGCGTCCAAGTCCTAAAAACCTGAGTCATCGTGCCATTGGCCTCGATGATTGGTTGCGCCGCATTCAGGCGTGGTGTTGTACTCATTTGGCACCAGGGATAATGTCGGCGGTCAATTGGATAATCACTGGCTTGACCGGATCGCTAAGCGTGAATCGGAACACTTCAAAACGACTCGCTCTGCCATTGCGTCTCCAGATAGCGCGACGATTATATTCACCGACCTTGCCGATCTTCCTCAGTCTTTGATCCGACCACGTTTTACCGTCATTGCTTCTATCCATCGCAATCACCGGATCAACGGAATCAGTATTCCCGACGCCTGATTCCACTGTGAGTTCAATCGACGGCACGAAGATTGACTGCATATTGTTTTGAAAAGGCTGTGTAGCAACGGTGCGGATGATGTTGTTCCCATACTCTGTAAACAGATCGGGGTTGATCTTGCCAATGCGCCCGTCAATCTGATCGCCGCAGAAAACGTGGTTATAGGCTTGCGTCATACCAGAAATGCGATATCCGAAAAGTTGGTTATCATAGTAGGACTTTCGCTCGTGCCATCGCTTTGAGGCGTGGTCATAAACCAGCGTCGAGTTAGGCAGCGCAAACGCAACGAAATACGCGCCATTCTGACTGTAGGCCCATGAATAGATATTCGCCAGTTGGTCATTGGTCAGAGACTTGAGAATAAAGTCTATCGCCACCGAGGATATCTTCTGCGTGGAGTTGCCAGCAAAAGCCCAGATAGACGGAGATTCATTGATCCCGCCACCGACCCACATGAAGGTGTCTTGGGTTGTGATTAGCGAGTAAGGAGCGAAAACGCCTTTATCCAAAAACAAGCCGGTTCGCTGGAAAGGAAAATCAGAGCCGCCGATATTCTGGAAAGCCTCAAAGGTCTGGCTGCCTGAGATAAACAACTGGTTCTTGAACACGATGGGAGCCACGATCACATCGGGATCGGATTCTGCCGTACCATAGTCGAGGGCATTCCAGCTTAGGCCATCGTTTATAGCTGATACGATGAATTTCTTAGTATCCGTCGAACAGACAAAGTAGCCATCCACGAACACCACAAACTGAGGGTTCCCGTTGGCATCAAAGTCGAGGTCTGTGATCTGGGAGAAAGTGTCGGTAACGTGGTTATAGATGTACCCATTACCACCAGGCACAAGAACCATCAACTGAGTGCCGTTATCAGCCATTGATACTCGCGCAGTCCCAGCGATAGTTCCCAACTCAACAAGGTCATAAACCTCAGCAGGGATTGTCGCTGTTTGATCCAGCCGGTAAAGTTTGCCCCCGTTCACAAAATAGGGGACGCCAGCCATTGTATGAGCGCCTCTGTTAGCTTGCAGCACAACACCGCTGGTCTCTACTTGCTCAATGCCCGGAGTGCCTCTAAGCGTCTCCTGAGCCAGCGCCGGAGCGCCCTCAACAACAACATACCAATTCGTGCATTCCTGCGCCGAGATCGGCAAGGAATTGGATACATAGAATCCATTTGTAATCGGCAGTTGAGATACAGGCATCAGAGGACGCTCAATACAGCGTTCACGGCAATCACGCTGTCAGTTGTAGAGCCATTTTGCACAAAAATTTCAAGGTAATCGTTTTGGTTTAGCGTACCGCTAAAGAATGTCGCTATTGCCCTTGGCGCACCTGCGGAAATGGTATCTGTCATCTTGGTGGATGCCACTGTACCGTTCTTGGCAATGTAAACAGAAATGGCATGGTTACTGCCAGATGATACGTTTAGGGTCACAATCGCGTTGGCAATGTGTCTGCTGGTTTGGCCTGTGTAGGTGATCCGGCCATTGGTGCTGGCTGTAAATCCTGCTGACACATCTCCCACAACAAATGTCGCCACAGCCTTTACCGGAGTGGCAGTTGAACTAATCGTTGTCGTTGTGGCATTGCCCTCGACAGAGACAGAGGCGTAAGTAGCCTCGCTGGTAGAGCTGATCTCAATCGTTTGCCCGCTTGTTGCTACAGCAATCCCCGTCCCGCCTACCAGAGAAACAAACGTAGGGCTGGCCGCCGCAATGTTCTGCATCAAAGGTTCGCCAGTCGTGTTGACCGAGAAGTTGTGAGCGATCTCGATGCCGTTATCAGGGGATACGTTGGTAACAATACCAGCGCCATCCTCGATGTTTCGGATGAAATTATCCGTACCCTGAATGTCCAGAACCGGAGTGCCTGATACAGCACCATCCTGGGCAATCGTCCCCGTGACACCAAGGCCGCCAAGGAAGTTGTCGTAGGAGATTTTGTAATTGTAACCATTGGCAAAGAAGCCAAGGTAAGAGCCTGACAAGATACTGGTCTGGGCCGTGAAGTCGCTCTGCTTTACACCATAGGCGCGATCAACCATTTGTCTGATTCTCCAATGCAATCGTTCCGATTGTTTCAGCCAGGATCGACTCCTCACTGTCTGGGTAGAAGTTCCATGTCCAGCCATACCCAGAATCGCTGTTACCAGAACCGATGGGAAGCGTGGAAGGCATACGGGTTGCGCCTATGGTCTGCCCAAGCATTCGCATCGCCTGTAGACCCTCTCTAGCTTGGAGCACCAGAGCATCTGTCACCACGCCGCCGTAGTCGGGAGCCACCTCAATCGCCACGTTTGCGATCACGCCACGCAAAGCACCGACCGGCACCGTCACCTGATCGGCAAGGTCGGAGACTTGCGTATATCCAAGGTGGATACCCTGCGCGTCCAGAGACAACATATAGTTGTTCATGGCGAAGATGAAATCCTGATATTCATCTGCCTCTAACGGAGCTTCAGAGGCTTGAACGAGGATTCTTTGGAGTGACGCTTTCGCAACTTGAGCAACGGTAGCCATTATTCAAACCTCGGCTTCTTCTCAGTCTTAGCGGCCTGCTTAAATGCTTTTGCAGTTGGAGCGCCCTTGCTGCCAGCCTTACGCATTCTCTCGCCAGAGCCAGCTTTGATTCGCTCACGCTTAGCGTGGATGTTTGCGTATAGACCTCTCATGGCTTAGTCCTTTTGTCTAGGAAGGCGTTTCTTGCGCGTCTCAGGCTCAGGCTTGGCCTCTTTAGGCACCCAGCCAAGAGCAATGGCAGCCTGTTCGCTTTCTTTGTTTACTGCGATCTCAGTGCCGTTAGGCTTTACCCAGATATTCATCACCACTTTTCCTTGGCGGCCCAAAATGCCGCTGACATTTTGCCTTTTTCGATATTTTTAGCGTGTCGAGCCATGAATGATGCTCTGCGATTCTTGTCTGCTTCGGATTCGCCTTTTCTGGGAGGAGAGCCGCTCACTCCCTGCTGGCCGAATCGGATTGTCTTGATCTGATCGCCTTCTTTAGCGACCACGATATGTGATTTCGTCGGATGGTTCGGAGTGCGCTTGGGC